CGAGCCGTTCTTTGGTGGGCGACCAGATTCTTGGTGATCACGCGCAAATGGCATCATAGGAACAAGGTGATTATGGTCGAGATGATCCATTCAGTGCCTGAAGCACATGGTTTCCTTGCCACCAATCCCGTTAAGCCAGAGCCTACCAAGTTTAAGAAAGGTTATGACGAAGGCATAACAATCGGAGCCGGCCCGGTCGTCGGAGGACCTGCCCCTGAACCCATCATATTCGATGGAAGATCCCAAGCCAATGTGTCCAACGCTCTAGCAATGCGATTGCTATCGAAGCCTACGGACTGTCCGACATGGGCTGAGGTTGATTTGTACATGGACTTGGAGTTTGATGATCTCCTTGGTACCATAAGAAACGTTGACACTGGGGTATCAGTAGCAAAGCTGCCTGTCACAGCTTACCCGTTGAAGCAGTGGATAAAATCATTCCCTCCAGCTCGCCAAGAAGCAATCATGGCTGACTACAATGCCTGGCTAGCAGCTGGTTCGAACCCTGACGACCTCGGAAATAGAGACAACGTGTTCATAAAGGTTGAGCAAAGTGCAAAACTCAAACCTCGAGCGATCGTCGACAAGCGACCCGCGTTCCACGCGGCAGTCGGGCCCTGGGCGAGGGCTTTCACCCACCATCTAGCCACCGTATGGAATATTGACAACTACATTACATACGCTAGCAAGATGACGGCCGACCAGCTAGGCAAGTGGCTGGTAGTGTCCAATCAGGTTCTGTCACAAGATGGCTCTCAACCAATCCATTTTTGTGCAGATGCTAATTCATATGAGGCTAGCATTTCAGTGCAAGCTCTCCAAACCCGTTTCAAAGCTTATAAAATGTGTGGGTGTCCCGATGACATACTACGCTGCTTTGAGACAGAGATCAAATGGAGGGCTGGTTCCCGCACCGGTGCTAAAGCCACTAAGCATGGAGCCACGTCAAGCGGTGTTGATGACACCAGCTGTGGCAACAGCCTGACCACTGGACTTGCGCACATCTACTACTTCAAAGACTTCAACTTTTGGAGGAGCAAAGTGCGCATACTGGTTAATGGTGATGACCTTTACTGCGTTGTTCATTCATCACTCTGGGAAGCGATGGGTAGTGGTTTTGATGGCCTTAGGGCCAAGTTGGCCACTCTCAATCTCGACTTCGAGTATGGGCAAGCAGGGGTTTCTAATTACCAAAACCCGTCAAGAGCAGATTTTTGCAGCGGTTATTTTTACCATTTCTCTGATGGTAGCTGCAAATGGGGTTTAAAGATCTTCCGCACTTTATGGAAGACGCTGCTCCCTAAGCCAGATGCCGGGCAATCACCCCCAGAAGAACGCCTTAAACAGATTGCCTTAGGCTTGCACAAATCAACACGCCATTTGCCCGTCCTGCGCGCTGCCGTCGACAGGGCCAAACAGGCCACCACTAAGTTCGTCAAGGTAAAAGTCGATTATCAGATGATTTTACCGGGTACGCCTCGGGATCCTGACTTCGAATTTGTGGCCCGACTTTATGGTGTCACAGTGGATGATTTACGAAATATGGAAGAGATGTTGTTAAATTCTGAACTCCCTTTCAAATTATCGCACCCACTAGCACTCAAATGTTTGTCAATCGATAACCCCATCAAACCCAACGACAAAACCGCTGTCATAATGCCAGACCCACCAACCCTAGCAATGCAAGATTTGCCCTGGAATTACGTGGTGTTTGAAGATGACGGCGCTGGCGTCGGAGGGCTTTGATTGAGGGCATTTGGCTCCGCAGAGCATGGTGATCCCGCCATGACGTGCTTCGCAAACACGCGTGACTCTAGCTTTGGGACCTTGCACTGGGGTTCAGTGCGGCCCGCCCCCGAAATAGGGCTCCTTGAAAATCACACAGATCAAGAAGAATGCCACGCCAACGTGTCGCCGGACCTAGCCAGAAGAAGCCTGTTCAAATGCAACAAAACCGCCCCACTAGGCGCATGCGCAAGTCTAGACGTCCCCAGGTTGTTGCAGCCCCACCACCCCGAGGCTCCAACCTTCAGGGACCCAGTCGACCACGCGCCGCCCCGGCTGCTTATTCAGTTGCACAGGGCACTTCTGAGCCACGCATTTCCGCTCAAAACCGAGATGGCGTTCGCATTGTCCATCGTGAACTGGTTGCATCTATTGTTGGAACTACCAACTTTAACGTCGGCACCACACTGGCTCTCAACCCTGGCCTGCTAGCTTCGTTCCCTTGGCTCGCCAGTCAAGCGCAAGGTTGGGAACAGTACCGTTTCAATAAGTTGAAGTTCTGTTACTATTCTCGGTGTGCAACCAGCACCCCCGGCAGCATCATGATGGTACCTGATTATGATGCTGCCGATGCCGCGCCAGCGACGGAGCAGATCGCATCTGCATACCGCGACGCCGAAGAGGAAGTTCCCTGGACTCCTGAGTTCTCCTGCGAATTAAACGTCGCTGCCATGCACCCTGATGGCCGCCGCAAATTCGTCAGATATGGAGCCCTTGCAAACAATCTTGACATTAAAACCTATGACGTGGGCAACATGTTCATTTGCACCACTGATGGCACCGCTACAAATTGGGGAAAGCTGTGGGTTGAATACGACATTAGTTTGTTTGTACCACAGCTTCAACCCGGTGGTCTTGCACTCAACCCGGCAGGTGGTTCCTTCAGCAATGGAGGTTCCATTACTGCTGCCCAACCGTTTGGATCTGCGCCTGTTGCTAACGCAGCCAACGTTGGAGTGACTATGACAGCATCCACCAACAATGTCTTGACTTTCGCTAGCACTGGGACTTACCTAGTCACCTTGTACCTAACTTCCACCACAGCCACAGGCTTCAATTTGACTGCTGGTTCTGGGATGACGCTCACCACTTTGCAGAATGTCGAAAATGGCTCTAACACTGGTTACCTTGATGTTTTACAAATCGTAACCACCACCACGAATGCACAGTTGCAGGTGGCAGCCACTTCTGCAAGCGTCACTTCCGCAGCAGCTTACATTGCGATTGCCCCAGCTAATTCGCTGTAG